TTAGGCATCTCCTTAGCAAGCTTCTCATATTGGTCTTTGGTAATCTCTTCGTAAGGTGCTTGTTCATAAGAATGCTCACTAAAAGGAAGAAACGAGACACCACTACAACTATCGAAATTATTGTACAACCAACTACCAATATCAAGAAACTCAGAGTCGCGGTAATAGACTGTAACTGAGGGCTTGTGTTCACACCAGTGCTTTTGATATACATCCCATAACTCCAATTGTTCCATTCCTGTTTGCGATGCAGACATCACTGCTCCTCTCGGTGCTTTCTGAGGGAAGCTGAACACCAACGTAGAAGGTGATCTGTTGTCTACTTCAGAGGCTATTCCCGCATTGTTAAGTACGCCACATAGAGGGTCATTGACATCAGCACGGACGCGCCTAATATAGTAAGGGGCGAATCTGCCGTGAATACCACTAGCAGAGTTAACAAGCTGAGACACAGTGCCGCTAGGTTTAACACAAGTAATGGCAGTTGCTTGATTGATTCCAAGCTTTTGCGCCCAAGACTTATTAGTGATAACAGCTTCTGCTTTAAGTTCTTCAAGTAATTCAGGTAATCCATTCTTTGCTCCATTAGTTAGTTTACAATCTTGAATGCCTGTCATGGATACACCAAGCAAGGCTTCCTCTTCAGTGTTCTGCTTCCACTTACTACGCAGATATCTGAAATCTGTTAGTGTAGCTTGCAACGTACCTAAGATACTAGCAAGACGTACTTTTCGTTTGAGTGATTCTACTGTGTCGTTAGACCTGACAACAACTTCTGATAGGTTACAGAACTGATTAGGTCGTAATATAATTTCACTACAGGGGTTAGTCCCGAAGTCATAGCTAGCGTCTCGTCTGCCGTTCTTCTCTGCTTGTCGTTGACTAGCTACCCTGCTAAAGAACCCACGCTCACCACTCCTGCTTTCATACAGGCTTGACCATTCGTTTAAGAACGCCTCAAAGTCAGGCTTCTCTGTGTAACATGCACTGTTGTTAGCTAAGCCGCGTTGTGGATTGTCTAACCACCACTGTCCTGTCTTGGCTCTTCTAACGCGATCATCGGTGAGGTTACTGAGACTGATAAGAGCCGATCTTCTGACTCCTCCAACGATAACGATTTGTGCAATCTTACAGCAGATATCGTGACATTCGATGGAAGACAACTTTCTACCTGCGGCAGACCGAAAGACTTCAACAGTAAACTTGAAGAGGTCTTCGAGAGGTTCAGGACCACTTGCTCTACCACCGAAGGTTTTAAGGGGTTCGCCCGAAGCTCGAACTCTAGATAAGTCCCACTTAGGAAGTTGACCACTATAGAGCATTGTGATAAGTTCACGGTAGGCTTTAGCCCATCCAATCTTAGAGTCGGCAACGTGGATGATTGTTTCTGTGTCATGGAAGTCCTCTGATACTTCAGGTAGTTTGTTTATGTACTGTCTCTCAACACTGAAGCCCGCTCCTGTACCACACATTAATACATACATCATTTCATCGAATGCTTTAGGGTGGTCGATAGGTAGATAGCTACAGTTAAATCCTGCTACGTTGTCTCTGTCTAACGCATCTCCTGCTGTCATTAACGCTCGCATAGATGGCATGACTTCTAGGTTGGTGATCGCTTCTCTTAGCTCCTCAGCCGTTCTATCGTCAAGGCTACCTCTGTTCTTAAAGTATGAGACGTACCTGTCTACTGTTTCATCCCATGTCTCTCGGCGTTGTTCATCAGGAAGATAACGTGCGTATCTACTTTTATGAATATAACTTTGATATACGTCCATTACTTCTTTTCCTTTTTATCTTTAGGTTTGTCTTTAGGTTTATCTTTCTTCTTAAATATAGCATCCCAGTTAGAGTCAAATGTCTCTGGGTTTGGTATGGGTCTAGGACTACTACCTTTACCTGACATGCTCTCCTCCTATTGTAACGTATCTGACAGTGTAGGCTCTCCTGAAAGTAGCCCTATCTTTGCTGACTCAAGTAGGAAGATAGCTTCTGCAATGCTAAGGCTAGTTCCTATTGTAGTATATCCTTCTCTATCATAAACAACTAAAGCAAACTCTGTATCTTTGTCATCCTCTTCTAGTTGTAAACTGTCTATAGCTCCTGTTAGTTTCTCTAGGGTTGTCATCTCTTTCTTATCGAACTTACCGTCAATTACTTTCATATCTATACCTGTTCTTCTATTAGTCTTTCCAGATACCATTGAGCTTTCTCAAGGTCTTCCTTTGGTTTATTCTTATAGGTATATCGCCATAAGTATTTCATTGCGTTACCTTTAAGGTATCCTTTAAACTCTTGTAAAGACATAGACTCTTGTATTGCTTCTATGCATTCGATGTTACCTTTGTTGTAGTGGGGAGGGTCTTCTACCATTTGTTTGGATTCTTCTTCAGCCATCTTAGCTAGTCGCTTATGGTTGTAGTATCCTGCTGAGTGTGTAATCTTGTCCCAGTCTTGAGGTGTTGCGTCATTTATACTCATTCTAAATCCTCTTCAAGTTCTTCGTAGCGTTCTTCAATCTTATCTTTAAACCTATCAACAATATCTTCACTAGCTATATCTAATACTTCTAGTATTGTGATTTCGTCTAGGTGTTTAAGACGTTCGCATACATCATTAAATGTTAGTGCCATACTTCTTCTCCAAGTAGGACATCGATACTGGCATCTCATCAAACTGTCCTTTGTCAACTTCGTGTAACATCCATATTCCACTCCAACTTCCGTTGGTCTGATGATTCAAATAGTCCTCATCGTGAGCGTAGTATATCCCTGCAAACAATCCTGTGATTCTAGTACCATCTGCTTTCTTAGAGTAGGCACACTCTCTATCTTGAACATGACCCATGATGCAACTCTGATGTTTCTTGGTCAGCATTAATCGTGCGCTACTTACTGGTCTGCCCATGACACCACTAGTGAAGTAGTGGCAGTAGGCTATGTCATCAATGATGGCGGGTTCTAGAAAGTCATACACCTCCCAACCATACTCATCAAGCTTGAAGTCACGATAACCTATGAGACCATCTAGCTTTGCATCGTTCTCAATAGCACGTTCGATGCGTTGTTCGTGGTTACCTATCAGAAATACTAGTCTAGGATTCCACACTTTCTTACGGTTCTGGCGTAGCCTTTGTTGCTCTGCCCTGATAGGACGTAGGAATGCTTCCATACCCCTGTGTCCTGCCTCGATGTCGTTGGTATAGCGTCTGCCCTCGAAGGACTTCTTGCCCACATCATACATCGATAACGATGGCATGTCCCAGTGGTCTCCCAGATGAACAATAACGTCAGGCTTCTTAGCGGCGGCATACTTACCTGCCCACTCAAGATGCTCAACAGACTGGTCTGGCTTGACTTGGGTGTCTGGTATTACTAAATGTCTAACTGTCATTTGATTTTCGCTCCTCACGTTCTGCGTTAGTTTTCTTCTGATGGCAAGGCTTACATAACACCTGTAGCCCCTCAGTTTCACAGAACATATTCTCTACGAATTTAGGTAGGTCTTCATACTTTCGGAGTGTACCTGCGGGTACGATATGATCTACCTGTACTTCTTTATCCTTGAACCATTGCTCACAACATGCACATTGGAACTCGAAGCGGTGTCGCTGTCCAACTACAGTTTTCTTTGCTTTAGCTTTAGCGGCATATCTAGGTGGGAATCTACGGTTCGCTTCTCTTAGTGCTGAACGTATGAATCCCCAATACCTTGCCTCTGTCCACTTACCACCTGCTCTGGTTCTAGGTACTCTAGGTTTCTTAGCCATTACCTACCCTTACTTGAAGCTTCTCTTTAGTAACGATGTCTGCTGATGATGGTGGTTGCGGAGGTTTACTTCCGACAGGGTTCTTAGAGTTGTACTTAGACTTTCGTCTATTAGGGTCTACCCACCATTCATCTTCATACCTGCGGAGGTAAAGCAGTCTAGCATTCTCATACAATGAGTCTACATCACCTTTGTAGCAGGTCAAGACAGCTTGATATAAATCTTCTTCTGTCTCACACCATTCTAAAGCGAGTGTTGCTTTTACCTCACCTATCCCTACGCAACCTTGTATATTATCTACTCGGTCACCTGTTAGCATCTGCTTATATAGAAAGTAAAGACCGTCCCACTCGTTAACCTCATCCCAAACATACTTGCTAATATTGAAGTGTCTACAGGGTACTTGAAGAAAGTCTTTATCGATACTTGCAATAACAGTATCTGTCCCTTGAGCGGTAGCTTCGATAGCGATAGCATCATCAGCTTCCTGACCCTCCACAACAATAGCATCCCATTCAGATATCATGTAGTCACGTAACAAGTGAAAGTGGGATGGTTTCTCGGAAGATCGTGTTCCTTTGTAGGGTCTAATTGTGGCTAATTCTTTTCTGAAGTTACCTTTGCCTGTTAGGTAAAGTTGATAGGGGACTGCATCATCACAGCCCCTTACCAAGATATCCAACACTAAGTTATTCAACTGAGAGAACGCTGTTTCCGCTGTCTCATCTTGACAGGCAAAGCCTATTCTATAACTTAGGATGTCGGCATCGATGAGTAACATTAGATTACATCATCCATGTCGATAGCCGCACCATCGCCACCCTTATCATACACAGCTACCTCAGTGATTAGTAGCTTGGACAGGCTAGCTGATGTACCTTGCTTACCTTTAAAGTCCCAATGATAAGGTTTGATAGCGGCATTAGCTTTACTACCATTACCTATGAGTGAAGAGTCTACCTCGTCTGTAGCAGAGAAGACAGGTTTGATTGGGTTGTTTGACTTAACAGTAACATAGTTACCTCGATCATCACCCTTGTTACGAACTGCAATGCCCATAGAGGACAGTACTTCAACTGCCTTAGAGGATAGCTTACTAACGTCCACCTGATACTTACCTGACATATCGTTAGGCTTGTTCAAGAATGGCCAATGAAGTTCACATGATACTACTACTGGTTTATCGTTCATATTAATTTACCTTTGTATTTAACTATTAAGATTATGTTGCATTCTTTAGATTACATTAAACGTAATTCATTGAAAGTTAATTAATTATTTAACTTTATAGTAATATTATAGCATGGATTTAACCTCCTGTAAAGTCTTATTATAAAATAAATACACAGCCCCTCCCCTATAGTAAGATAATTAGTGAGTAGCACTCCAGTTAGAACCAACACGATACTCTGCGTCCATAGGACAGCGCATGTTAAGCTCAACACCTGCATCTATGATTGCTTGTCGTGCAACCTGACCAACAACATCAGCGTCCTCAGGTTTAGCTTCTATCTGGAACTCATCGTGTACCTGAGCAACAAGCTTGTAGAATACACCAAGCTCATCGAGTTTGTTACAACAGTTACGAACAGCAACCTTCATAACAATAGCACCACAACTCTGTAGCAATCTGTTGAGTGCCTTATAGTCCTCATCAACTTTAATCATACGTCCATCGATACCATTGATGCGTTTGGTACGCTGTGCTACACCTTTAGCTTTATTGATTAGGTTGCGTAGTGATGGTAGCTTTGTCAAGAAAGTATCGCGTATCTTCTTACCCTCTTTAGCACCACCACCTACAATCTGACCAAGCTTAGCGTCACCTGCACCATAGATAAGACCATAGATCATAGTCTTAGCCATGCTACGTTCAGGTAAACCTGCCGCGTGTTGGTTGAACGAGTGTATGTCACCTTCAAGTATCTGCCTAGTGTACTCATCATCATTCATATAGTGAGCCAAGCATCGTAACTCCAGACCGCTAGCATCACAACCAACTAGAACATTACCATCCTCTACAGTGAAGCATTCCCTAGCAATCTTGAGACTAGGTATCTGTGCAAGGTTAGGTTTGTTATGTGTCATCCTACCTGTCACAGCACCACAGCTATTGACGTAGCCATGAATGCGATGTGTCTCAGGGTCTACATACTTGAGCCAACTGTCTACCATACCCTTGAGTTTAACCAAGCCTAGATACTCAGCACATAGCTTAGCTTCAGGTAAGTCAATCTCTGCCAATGTACTCTCGTCAACAACAGGCGATCCATTCGGTGTTTTCTTTTTCCACTTGACTCCAAGCTTAGATAACCTCTTTGCGATCTGCTGTCGTGAACCTACATTGAAGTGTTCAACGTGGTCTTTAAGTCTCTTACCTGTCTTCTCACTAACCCTGATGGTAATTATAGGAGGGAATCTATCTTGCAGTTCCCTAGTTATCTCATCGATGCGAGTAGCCATATCACTCTGCCACTTAGTAGCTACGTTCATATCTAGCTTGAAGCCATTACGAACCTGTTGTGCTGTGATCTGTGCAACGTCATGCTCTAACTGAATAGACATATCGCTGAAGCCTTTCTGTTTCAGCTTGCTCATCAGGTAGTAGTACAGCTTTGTAGTTACTTCGACATCACGCTGACAGTACTCACCCATCTCATCGGTGTATCCGCCATCGAAGTCATCGACATCAAAGTCCATCTTACCGTAGCCAATACGTGTACCCCATTCTTTAAGACTGTGACCACCAACAGGAGTAGGGTCTAACAATCTAGCCATGACCAGTGTATCCCACACAGGGACACGCGCATCAATCGACCAACAGTTTTTCAAGACTTCCTGATCGAAGAATATTATGTTGTGACCTACTAAGCCATTTGCAGTAGATAACATCATCTCTAAGTGTCGCTTCTCGAACAGAACGGAAGCGTTTGTTTGCTTGTGATCCTGCACTCCTGCACACCATATCGTATTGTGTGAAAGATTTGTTTCCAAGTCTATTGTAATCATACCCATGATCCTCTAACGTAATTATAACATCACCAATCTTGCTCATTAGTTATCTCTCCTATTATCTCTTCAATGGATTCTACTTTATCTTCCAAATCAAAGGCTATATTGTAGCATACCCCACATAGATCAGCAAACTCACCAGTCTCAGGGGCTTTCATAACCAACTCGAACTCGCTCATAATCTTATTGCATGCCGCGCATCTCATAACACTTCTCCCTCTATTAATACTTCTGACATCCGTCCAGTTTCTTGGTCATATTGTACAGCCGTAGCTAGCCCTGTCTCACCACTAAATCTATT